AGTGATGAGATCACAAGGATTGCTGCGATTGAGAACAGGCTGCGGAAGCTGATGCGTGGCACATGGATGGCCAGGGTCAAAAAAGCTGTTGATAAGACCCTCCCGATGTTTGAAAAGGATGCCAGCCTGGGCGACATCATGGAAGTTGTTGATGGCATCTTTGGCGATTGGTCAGATGAAGTGCTGGACACCTATTTGGAAGGGGTTGAGCAAACCTACAAGCTGGCCCGGGATGCTGGGTTCAAGAAAGCCTCGGGGAAGATGAAGCGCAGTCTGCAGTACAACCAGGAGGAAGCAGCTGCTGAAAAAGAAGATGTGCAGAAGGCCAAAGCCACAGCCAAACCCGTTTTGGGCGTGAAAGACAAGAAGGCCATTGAGGCGCTGAGAAGGCACGAGACTTTTTGGATTGGCGATCTGTATGGGACCCGGGTGCAGCGGGCCATCAGGGGCGCATCCAAAGAAGTTCTTGAGGCCGGAGGCGCTGGCGAGATGGGCAGAGACAAGCTGCGCGAAAAGCTGGAACGGGTCATGGAGCGTGTTGAGAGCCCTGAAGGGTATGTTGGCACAGCGTCATCCTACCTGGAAGGCGTTGTGAACAATGCGGTGACTGTGAGCAGAGTCCAGGGGCAACTGCGTAGCTTTGAAGAATTGAACATCCAACAGTATGTCATCGTGAATCCGATTGATGAACGGACGTGCGAGGTGTGTTCGCACATGGATGGAAAGACATTCTCTGTTTCAAAAGGGATTCAGGCTGTGGAGGAAGAGGTTGATGCCAAGACGCCTGATGACGTGGCGGACATCCACCCGTGGTTGAATCCGGAAAAGCTGTTGGACATTTCGCCAAAGGCTGGGGATTCAGGGGCAAGTGATTCCGATGCGCTGATGGCAGAGGGGTTCAGCATGCCTCCATTCCACCTCAATTGTCGGTGTACTGTGGACATGGTTTGAAGGGTGTCGCCATGGTGATGAAAAGAGAACGGTTGCCAAGACGCACAATTTCCAAAACGGAGCGTGCGACGCAGTTGCACCGTGTGCGTGTTGTGGTGACCAAGTCTGAAAGCGAAGCACCAGCGGGTGCTGCGCCAAAGAAACAAGAGGGTGTCAACATGGACAGCGTTCACGATTCCCAGGGCGAAGTGCAACCCAAGAGCTACAACGCGGAGGTGAAATGCAACGTAGCTATTGCCAAGATTGATTCAGAAAAACGGCTTGTTTATGGTGTTGTTTTAGAACCAGATGAAGTGGATGCTCAAAACGACACCATCAACTCAGATGTGATTGAGGAAGCTGCCCATGCCTTCCTGGCCAGCTATAATCGTGAAACCAAGCTGGGCTTGATGCACCGCTTGTTTGGGAACATCGGAGTTGAACTGGCGCAAAGCTACATTTCTCTGGTTGACATGACCGTGCAGGACCAGCCGGTCAAGAAGGGTTCGTGGCTCATGGTGGTCAAAGTGCTGGATGAGAGTGTGTGGAAGAAAATCAAGGCAGGGGAGATCACCGGATACAGCATCGGTGGGATGGCCACATTGGTGTAAATTTCCCTTGGCCACCCCATTGGACTAAAATCTGGAGTTGCTATGAGCCAAAAAAAGAGTGAAGAGGAAATGAAGGGTGTGAGACGCATCGTTGACCTGGAGGTCAATGAGGTGTCGCTGGTTGACAAACCGGCAATTCAACGCAAGTTTTTGATCGTCAAACGAATGGAGGAGGAACCCATGGCAGCTCCCAAGGAAGTGAAGAGCGCGGCCACGGCGCCAGAGGCTGTGAAGAAGGCGGAGCCCGAGGCTGGCAAGCCGGAAGGTGATGTGACCAAGCCCGAGGTGGAGGCCAAGCCGGAGCCCGCGCCCGAGGCTCCCAAGCCCGAGGCGCCTGTGCCCGACGCCAAGCCGGAGCCCGCGCCCGAGGCTCCCAAGCCCGAGGCGGAGCCCGTTGCCAAGACGGATGCCTACACCATGAGCGTCACCCCGGAGGGCGATGTCAAGGTGAACGGCACTCTTGCGGAGTTGCGCAAGGCCAAGGTGTTCACCGGCAGCCGGACCCAGGCGCTCAAGGATGTGATTCTGAGCCTGGCGGACCTGCTGGGCGAGGTGGATACCAACGTGCTGAAGGAAGTTCACGACAAGATGGGCGGCGCCTTCAAGCCCGACCTGTCCAGTGGCATCCAGCCTCCGGCCGGGCCTGCCCCTGTGTCCGTGACCAAGGCCGAGGATGTGACCAAGCCCGCGCCCGAGGCGGAGCCCAAGGTGGAGGCTCCGAAGGTCGATGCCTCGGCCGATGAGCTGCGGCAGCAGATCACCGCTGTCCAGAAGAATCTGGACGCGCTGATGGGGCGGTTGGAGGTGATTGAGAAGGCGCGTGTGCCTTCCCAGTCCATCGAGGGGAGTGGCGGCACCGACGACAAGAACAAGAACGTGCAGAAGAGTTTTTGGCACGGCGTGATCTAGCTGTGTCAGATGGCGTGACCAAAGAACCCAGGGACGAAAGAAACCCACAGGAGGAACAGATGAGCATTCCCAATCAGGAACTGATCCAGAAGGCCATCATCGCCACGGACGCGCTGGCGGCCGCAGGCAAGCTGAACCCGGCCCAGTCCGACAAGTTCATCGACTACGTGGTGGACGAGTCCGTGCTGAAGAACAACGCCCGCATCGTGCGCTTCCGCAACGAGCAGCTGGAGATCGACAAGATCGGCATCGGGCGGCGCGTGGCGGTGCCCAAGGCGGAGGCGTCTGCCCCCTCCGTGCGCAGGGGCATCAGCACCAGCAAGATCACCCTGCAGCCCAGGGAGGTCATGGTGCCGTTCGAGATCAGCGACACCTTCATGGACGTGAACATCGAGGGTGCCAGCGTGGAGGACCACATCATCAAGATGATGGCCACGCAGCTGGCCAACGACATGGAGGAGCTGGGCCTCAACGGCAACACCCTCGGCCCGGCCATCCTGGAGGGCGACCTGGTGGACGGCGGCAGCGCCACCAAGTACGTCAAGGACACCTACCTGGCCCTGACCAATGGCTGGATGAAGCTGGCGGACGGCGCGCACGTGGTGGACCAGCTGGCGGCCAACATCAGCCTGAGCACCTTCAGCGCCATGCTGCGGGCGCTGCCCACCAAGTTCCGGCGCAACAAGGGTGATCTCCGGTTCTATCTCTCCAGCGATGTGTACCAGCTGTATCTGGAGAAGCTGGCCAGCCGGACCACCGTGCTGGGCGATGAGGCGGCTGGTGGTTCCATGCACAAGCCCTTCGGCATCACCCCGGTGGAGTTGCCCCTGCTGGACCTGATGCCGCCGGTCACCGAGCACGTGGTGCTGAACGGCACCACCGACACCCAGCTGCTGTACGCTCCGGTGAGCAACGTGGTGGTCACCCCGGCCACCCTGAGTGGCACCCCGCTGGACGCCTACAGCGCATCCACGGACTATGAGCTGACCGCCGCCACCGGCAAGATCAAGCGGCGCAGCGGCTCGACCATCGGGGATGGGGCCACCGTGAAGGTGACCTACACCTCCAACCCGCAGATCCTGCTCACCCACCAGCAGAACTACATCGTGGGCATCGGGCGTGACATCCGCATCGAGAAGGATCGGGACATCTTCAAGGGTGTCAACCAGTACGCCATCACCGTGAAGCTGGACTTCAACTTCGAGGAGCTGGATGCGGTGGTGAAGGGCAAGAACATCGGCACCAGCATCAGCTGATGACGTGGCGATGAAGGAATGAGAACGGCTGCGAGGTTCTGATGGGCCTCGCAGCCATTTCTCGATTCCAAGTCCAAATGCCATTGATTGGAGGCTCAAGATGGCAAGCGCGAAAGTGGAACTGTTGGGGTGTTTGTCGTTGGCCGTGAACGGCAGGACGTTCAAGAAGGGGCAGCCTGTGTTGCTGTCCAGCGCGGAAGAGATTGCCCAGTTCAAGGGCAATCCGATGTTCAGGGTTGAGCTGCTTCCGGAACCTGAGCAGAAGGCTCCGGTGCCCAAGGTGGAGGCGCCCAAGGCGCCTGACAAGCCCGAGGTGGAGCCCAAGGCAGAGGCTCCGAAGGTTCAGCCCAAGCTCAAGCAGGAGCATGCCCCTGCCATCCCGGCCGGGAAGCCCACACAGGAAGCCAAGGGTGTGGCAAAGCCTGCTGCTCCGACCAAGCCTGCTGCTCAGGCGCCCAAGAAGGCACCCCCCAAGAAGAAAGGGGTGTGACCATGGGCAGGGTGTCCATCCGACTCCCAGCTGACATCAGACCCTTCCAGATGGGCTTTGAAGGCGTGACCGACCGTTCGTGCAATGGTTCGGTCCACTTCCACCCGTTGGCCACAGTGATGCTGACGGAGGAAGAATGGGAAGCCTTCAGGAAGGAACGGCGTGATCTGCTTGGCCGTGTGGTGATCAGCAGGGTAGAATCGGAGCAAGTGAAGGTGGCTGCCAAGGAGCCCGCGCCCGAGGCGCCCAAGGAGCCCGAAGTGGCTGGTGTGAACCTGAAGGAGGCTTCCACGATGGAGGACACGCCACCCAACAGACCCCCAGAGCCTCCCCGCAAGACGCTGGGCAGGTTCAGGACCAGGCGCAAGGGACCGTGAGCCTAGTAAGAGGCGCGTTGAGGCCAACCTTGTTTGGCATCTTGCTCAAAGAGGGGCCACATGTTGAAGGTGCACAAGGCAGATGGGATGACCCTTCGGTTCAACTTGGAAGATGAGCAAGAGGCCAAGGCATGGTTGGAGTGTTGCAAGGACCCGGCATTTCAAGCGCAGATTTCCGGGCTGACTGTTGCCCAGAAGGGTGTGCAATACTCACTGCCCAGGCCGCAAGGTTTTCTCCAGCAATTCTTCCAGGCAGAGTACATCAAACCAACGGAAGATGGGAAGATCAAAGGTGGGGAAAGATTGATCTGCGTTGCCGACGAAACCAGGATCATCTTGATGGTGCACCTGGCCCAGAGGGCAGCGCGTTTTGCGGTCTGCAAGGTGGGAAAGCAGAGGTACAATCCTTTGCTTGACAGAACAAATGACTGAAGAACGGAGGAACACATGTCAGTCACCCTTTTGAGGCTGGAGCAGGTTCGGAAAACCGACAACCCTGATGACACCCTGGATGCGGCGGCAATCGCGGCCATCGAGTCATCGGCCATCGACGGCTTGGACTTCCTGAAGGGCGAATTGTCCCAGTTCAAGCGCATCATCCATGGTGGCGATTCTGGCAACTGGTTCGATGACATCGCCAATGTCCATGGCGGCAACGCCAGCTTGAAGGCGTTGTACAACCGGGCAACGCTGGAGGGCAAGCTCATCCTGCTGTACCGGCTGAACATCAACGATGTGTCCGTGCCTGCCTCCCAGAACTGGGTGGCGCTGACCGGAGCGGGGAAGCCCGACAAGGTCATCGCCATCGCCCTGGCCCAGAAGGGCGCAGCCACGGCCCAGCTGGCTGGGGCCATCGGGAGCCACAGCCTGACCGAGATCAGCGGCTCCAACCCGCTGAAGCCCAAGAACCTGATGGTGCTGTTCGATGGCGCCACGGGGGAAGAGATCAGCTCCAGCGGCCGGACGGTGTATGGTCTGCTCCAGGTTGGAAGCACTGCCACCGATGGCAATGCTTTCGCAGACAGCGGAGCGGACCAGGGCCAGATCAGCTTTGTTCGGGCCAATGCCACTTTCGATGACCTGGAAGCCTGCCCCGTGGCCGACATCGAGAACAAGAGCATCGTGGTGGCCTTCACCTTCAGGGACAGCCTGAATGACCACGTGGAAGATGCATTCCGTGGCGACCTCGACAGCCTGGACCCGTTGGCCTCTGTGACGGTGTCGCTGGACACCGCATACGATGGCGGCCAGTTCATGACCGTGGACGGGAATGACGTGGACATCCGCCTGAGCGACACCAAGAGCTGGGTGTTCAGGGCTGGCTCCGGTGGTTCTGCGCTGGTCACGGTCACTCGCAACGACAGCACGGGCGATCTGCTGAAGGTGGACACGGACAAGCTGGACGTGAACAGCAGTGACGTGGACTTCGCTGATGGCATCAAGGTGGACTCGGCCGGTCAGCTGATCAACGTGGGCGTGACGGCCGGGCAGGTGGATTCTGCTTCGCTGAAGCTGAACGCCACCTCCACGGACCTGGAGCTGGTGGCTGCCGATGATGTCAGCTTCCTCACCGTCCGGCAGGACACGGCGCTGCCCCTCGATGATGCCACCGCAGGGGCCGTTGGGGACCTCTTTGGCCAATCGTTTGCCTCCATCGCTGCTGCCATCAAGTACGCTGGCGAGCACGGCGGGGCGGACATGTCGCTGAAGGTGTCCGTCATGGGCTCCAACTACGGGCAAGGCGTGAACATCCCTGGGGCCATCCAGGACATCAGCGCCAATCCCATCGACATGAACACCCCGGGAACCGTGGAGCAGCTGGTGTTCCTCAATGGGCGCCTGCTGTACGGTGGCAACGGCACGACCAAAAACGACGTGTATGCTGGTACCACTCCGGCCAGTGGCGACATCATGGTGGACTTCGCCAAGGGTGTCAAGACCGGAGATGTGATCATCAGCGTGGTGCTGGCGCAGTAAGCTGAACGAACAACCAACTGCGATTGGCCTTGTATTGAAGGCTCAAGCAAGGAGGAACCCATGGAAGCTGCGAACAACAAGTCACTGCAAGAGATCAAGGAGCCCGGAACCCGTGCCAAGCTGGAAGGCATCCAGGAGGTGTCGTTTGACATCGACGCTGAGATTGCCAGCACCAGGAAGGATGTTGACACCAAGAAGATGATGGTCACGGCCATCAACCAGGTTGCCAACAGGGTGTTCGGGGAGGCCCAGGCCATTCAGTCTGCTGTGGACAAGGGAACCATGGCGCCTGAAGAGGCCAAGATCAGGATGGAGCAGACCCAACGCATCACCACCAACATCAAGTCATTCGAGGCGGAGTGTCGGGCCGAGGCGCTGAAGGCCCAAGGCAAGCTGATGGGGTTGGAGCAGTTGACGCTGAAGATCGGCAAGCGATTCGATGACACCGTGCTCAAGTATGAGCGGCATCAGCGCATGGAGGCGGAGGATGCCGAGCAGGAAGCGCCCAAGCCTCCGCCTGTGACCATGTTCCAAGGCAAGGTGAAGCTGGGGAAGGGCAAGGGCAAGGGAAGAAAGTGATCAATGCCCAAGACGCCAGACAGATTCCCTGGGGAGGCAGATGAGGAGGGCCTGCTGCTTGAAGAGGCAGGCTCAGATCCAACAACTGTTGGCGGGATGCGTCTGGTTGGTGGCGACTTCAGGCTGCGAGATTCTGCTGGTGTTTTCAATCCTCGCACAGGTGGAAGCGGCATCACAGCCGAAGAACACCGCAACCTCGATCAACTTGTTCACGGACTGGCCGAAAACTTTTTTGAAGAATACACCTACACAGGCGGGAAGGTGACCAACGTCACGACTTGGGAGACATCCGGCAAGTTGAAAAAGGTCCGGGAAGAGCAGTATGCCTATTCCAGCGGGAAGGTATCCCAAGTTGTCACCATCCAGTACGATGGGAGCGGGAATGAAGTGGAACGGGTGACGGAGTCATACGCATACTTGGGAAGCAAGGTGACCAGCGTGACGGCTGTGAGGGCCACCCCATGAGCATAGTCCAAGTCATCATTGATGACAGCGCAAACAAAGTCATCACGGGTGTGTGGATGTTCGAGGGCACAGGCAAGCTGGCCATTCCACACGGCACCAGCTTCCCGGATTCACCTGCTGCCAATGAAATGTTCTGGCGGGATGATGAAGTCAAACTCTACAAGCGGGATGCGGGGAACACGGCCTGGGATGCGGTGGTGTCGGCGGTAGCAGTGCATGGAAGTTCGGCGCACAGCGGGACCATCGGGGCAAGCTCCCAAGTTGGACTGGGCAACGTGACCGATGACGCCCAGTTGAAGCGGGCAGCGGGGGACTTCGCCACCTTCACTGAGAAAACGACTCCGGCGAGTGCGGATCTGGTGCTCATCGAGGACAGTGCAGCGGCAGGTGCCAAGAAGAAAATCCAGGTTGGGAATTTGCCTGGAGGTGGTGGAACCGATGCCAACGCCATCCACAAGAACGTGGCAGCTGAGATCAGCACCATCACAGAAAAGACAGCGATTCATCGCCATGACCTGCTGGTGATTGAAGACAGCGAGGCCAGCAACGCCAAGAAGCGGGTGTTGGTCAATAAGCTGTTGGCAGCGGAGCCTGATTATTTTGCGGGTGAAGTTCGGTTTTATGACGAATTTTTCCCACCAACCTTGGATGACATGTGGACCACTTCAGTGAGCGGCACCGGAAGCCTGGTGGAGGTTGGATTGCTTCCTGGTGGGCAGGTACTTGTCCGGGCCGGGAATGCGGCAGGACGTTACGCTGAACTGTACTTCGGAGGCGGGGTTGCCTGGCAGGCGTTGAACTTGAACCCCCGCATTGCGATGCGGGCCAAGTACGACGGGACCAGCAACGGCCACATCGAGTTTGAGGTCCAGTACGCCGACGCCAACAACTACGTGTTCCTGCGGGCCAACTGGGGTGGCAACTGGGTCCTAGAAACACGGTCTGGCGGTGTCTCGACCAACGTGGACACTGGCATCGCTTTGGACAACGCCTGGCATGTGCTGGAGGTGCGGTCCAGCCCAACCGAGGTCACTGCCTACATTGATGGCATACTCCGGGCGACCAGCACGACCAACATCCCAACGGTCAGTGGCACCGTGTCCGTGTACGTGAGCGCCACCGGAATTGGCGGGCAGAAGAATCTGTTGATTGACGGATTCTTCTATTGTTCAGCGAGGCCCACATGAGAATCTTGAAGAACAAGACGGCTGAAACCTGTGAGGTGACGTGCGGGCGGCGCACCGTGGAGATCCCAGCGAATGACCAAGCAGATCTCTCAGTGTGCTTTGCGAACTATGAGCTGGCCACATCTGAGACCCTATTGCTTTTGCTTGGGCAGGGAGAGGCCAACTACCAGCTCAATGATGGGGTGCGAGACTATGCTGCTGGAGAGGCCATTGATCTGATTCGAGGCTACCAAGGAGTGCAGCCCGAAAAGGACGATGATGGGCGGCTCCGGGTCAGCCATGAGCCTCGCAAGGCTGGTTCTGGACTGGTCGTGGTAACGCACAACTGGTGCGACCCAACCACATGGTACACCCAGTCTGTTCGAGTGGAGAATGAAAATCTGGTGGACAGCGGTGATGGGTTGACGTTTGTTTCTGCCTTTCCAAATTGGATTGACATGAAACACGGCAAGGTCTATCGTGAGGATTTGATCTCTGCTGGCTATCTGCCTGTTGTGAAGGTGGATGGCGTGGTAAAGACAGAGCGCGCACCGTGGGCCACAGAAGGCGGATTGTTCCAGATTGACTACAAGACCGGCCGGGTGACTTTCTTTGCTTCTGTTGCCGGACGCACAGTGACAGCCAGTTACAGCCGGGCGGCTGGAAGCCTGTTCATCATCAGGCCGGAGGCGGGAAAGCGGCTGTGGGTGGAATACAGCGAAGTGCAGTTCAGCAAGGACATTCTGCTCAAGGCCAGCACGCACTTTCAACCATGGGCATACAACCCGGCAGACCCTCCCAACAAGGTTCCGGTTGCAGCCCCAACCACTTACAAAACATTGGACAACTACATCGAGGAAGCCAATGGGGCATATCCGTTGATCCCTGCGATGGGTGGCGCCCGAGGATTCGCACAGGATCGCATCACCTTCCCGTTCAAGTACGCAACGGTCAAAGAGTTGTTATCATCCATTGGATTGGAAATCAGGGTGTGGTTGGAAGGTGATGTGCCATATGAAGGTGAATATGGCACGGCCACTTTCTATTGTACAAGCTACAGCGAGGAAGTTGCGTGATGTCCAGGGATGTGCGAATCATTTTCACGGCATCAAAGACCTGGTTTGGACGGGTCATCAGATGGCTGACCAATGGGACAGTCAGCCATGCCATGCTGGAATATGATTCAAAGCTGTGGGGCGGGCGCTGGGTTGCAGAGGCAACGATTGGTGGCGTTCGGAAGGTCCCCAGCCACAAGGCAAAGCACAATGTGGTCTGTGAATACAGGCTGAAAGCAGACCCGCAGAAGGGATGCGAAGCAATCCGGGAATACTTTGGCAACGCCTATGACTACGTGGACCTGTTTTGGACAGCGTGGTTCATCATCGCATGGCGTTGGCTCAAGATGAAAGTGAAAAAGCCCTTGTCATCGACCAAGGCCCAGGTGTGTTCTGAGTTGATGGCAAGGTTTGTCCAGCCGTATCTGGATGGCAGCGATTGGGACCCTGAGAATGTGACGCCTGAAGGGCTGCGCAAGTTCTGTGAGATGAGCGATGGGCTGTTTGAGAAGGTGGGCTGATGGGTCTGTACAAGGAAAGCAGACTGGTTCAGCTTGCTGGGAGTGTCGATGGGCACAACCGGACGTTCCAAACGCCAACGCAGTACGAGCCCGGAAGCGTCAAGGTGATGATCAATGGCCAGGTCCAAGATGCGGCAGATGAACGGTTGGGTTGGGCGGAAGTTGCCCCCAACGCCATTGAGATGTTTGTGGCCCCGAAGGTGGGGGACTTCATCCAGGCGTTCTATCGTGACAAGGCAGGAATCATCGGGCTGGATGACGTGAAGGGCAGTCCATTCGACCCGGAAGGCAGATGGCCCTAAAATCTTGTTCACAGGAGGAAGTCATGGCACAGACCCAAGTGATGGTTGAGAAGGCGGCGCTGCCGTTCATGGAAGGTGAGGACCTGGATGGGTTCGTCAAGAGCCTGAAAGAGCCTTGCCTCAGCCACCTGGCTGAGAAAGGGCTGTTCAGCAAGGACAAGGACATGGCCTATCCGGCCCAGGTGTTCACCGACAAGATCATGGTGGAGGTGATGCGGAACGTCCGTGGCCCCATGGATGATGACTCGCCCTATCCGGAGCCTGTGGTGTACGAGTTGCAGTTCAAGCGCGACACGGGCACCGGAGCCTACACCTTCAAGGGCGACCCCACCGAGGTGGAGCGTAGGACGGTGTATGTTCCCAAGGTCAAGGCCGAGGTGAAGAAGGGTTTTTGGGGCGGCATCCTGTAGGTGGCGCAGAAGCAAGTCAAGATCAGGCCTGTTGAAAGGGTGGTGGACCAATGCCAGCACTAGCACGTGGACAGGAAAACACCCCGTCCATCATCAATTGGTTCATCACCGTCAACGGAGTCCTGACGGATGCCTTCAAGGTTGAGTTCCAAATCTGGGACATCACGGGAGGGTTGCCGGGCACCCAAGTTTTCCCTGCCACACCGGATGAGTGGGAAGATGTCACGGATGGTGTCGGGCACTTCAGTGTGGGTGCATACTATGCATATGACAACGCGGCAGCAAAGGGGTGGACCCCTGGCGTTGCAGAGCCCATCGGAACGCATCGTGTGAAGTGGCGCTGGAAGATTTCCAGCGCGGCACCCTACCAGCTTGGGGAAGAGGATGTTGAGATTTTGGTGGAGTCCGGAGGCGGAACGGCTGACACCTACATCCAGGTGGCAGATGTTCGGGCCGAAGGAATCACCGAGGCCATGGCCAGCGATGTCAAGGTGTTGTCCTACATCACCATGTTCCAGCAGCTGTTGGAACGGGCGTGCCGCCAGTGGTTCATCCCCAAGCAGATCACAGTCATGGCGGATGGGAATGACAGCGACACGCTGTTTTTTGGTGTGCCCATCATCCAGGTTGACCATCTGAAGCTGAATGGTTCATCTGAGGTGTTGGACACAGCGTACTACAAGGTGTACAATTCCCGAGGATACCCTGATGACAGGCGGAACCCTCGAATCAAGCTCATCGGGCCTGACTATCAACAGAGCATTTTCACAGCACCGATGACTGGCGGGAGGCTGAAGTTCAGGCGTGGATACCAGAACCAAGAAGTCAAGGGCATCTTTGGATTCACCGAGGCCGATGGTTCCACCCCGGAGTTGATCAAGCGGGCGCTGTTGAAGATGGTGTGCACCAAGGTGACTGAGAAGATTTTTGATCCCACGGCACCTGGTTGGATTGCTGGGCCTGTGACCTCTGAGACCACAGACAGCCATTCGATTGGCTACGGGTTCAGCGACAGCCTGCTCACGAGCGGCGCCTTCAGCGGGGCCATAGATGACCCCGAGGTTCTGGACATCATCAGGATGTACAGGGCACCGATTGGGTTGGCGACTCCGGCCAATTGGAGCTATGACTGATGGTCCTGCCTCGCCTCATACACCCGGTTGCGGTCAAGATCGAACAGATCAACAAGACCGAAACCGTCATGGATGATGACACCCGTGAACCTGTCCAGAAGGTCACCAGGAACACAGTGGTCACTGTTGTTGGACAGCCCAATTGGTCGCAGGACCTCGGGATGGAAGCTGACCTTGCCGGCATCGTTGTCAGGTCAACTGGCTACATCCTGTTCAGGAAAGTTGATTTGGATGCCGCAAGCGTGACAATCCAATTGGATGATCGGTTCATCCAAATGGGGCATGTCCTGACGGATGTGTATGTTCACAAGATTGAATGGTGTGGACACTACCCAGATCAAGACGGTCCCAGCCTTCTGAAAGCGCACTTCAGAGACATGGAGCCTTCCAGGCAGGGGAGGGCATGATGGCTTTCAAGAAGGATGCAGGATGGGGAAAGTTGGAACGGACGTGGAACGGCAAACTGTTCCAGAAGCGCATCAGGATGGCCATGCGCAAGGCCACCAAGGTGGTCGGCAAACTGGCTGAAAAAGAGATGCGTGAAACCATCCGTGATGGCAAAATGGAAGCCAATGCGGACCTGACCACTTCAATCAAGAAGTCCACCAAGCCTTTGGTTGACAAAGGGTATCTGTTCAAAGCCATCACATCGCAGTACCAGCGTGACTACAGCGTATTTGTTGGTGTGCTCCGGTCATCGGGTGTGTATGACATCGCCATGACGCTGCACGAGGGCGCTGAGATTGCTGTGACATCAAAGATGCGTGGGCTGTTCTTCATCTTGTGGCTGGCCTCCGAAGGTTCGGTTGATCCAACTGACCTGGAAGGCCGGGCTGCTGAGTTGTGGAGCAGGATGCCAGGCGGATGGTTGCCACTGGGCGATGGCACCACGCACATCATCATCCCCTCCCGACCGTTTGCCAAGATGACGTTTGAGAAGGCCAGCCTTCAAGTCAGAGCGCAGAAGATTTGGACTGATGCGCTGTCCAAAGCTCAACGAGGTGCTGCCTGATGCGCACCCGGAAAATGATCAAGCTGTTTGAGTTCACCTCCGACCGGCGCCCACGCATGACTCTTGGGCCAAGCGTTCGGTTGAGCGAGGAAGAGCACTGCTTGGAATTGATTGCTGACATCAATGGGGAATACCCCACAGACAACGATTTGTATGCCAAGACTTGGGTGACAGATCCAACCAGCCTCCGCCAATGGCTGCTCTTCCAGGTTGATGCAGTGCATGCGAAGGTTGATGGGGTTGCCCAATCTGCCCTTGGCTTCCGATTGGGCGATGGGACAAATGAGCGTTGGTGGAATGGTTCTGCGTGGGTGGTTGATACTGCGCACTGGAACACAGGAGCAGAAGTGTCAGCGCACATCGCATCCTTCCCTGTGACTTCCCGGAAGCTGCAGGTCATCATCAATCTCAAGACGAACAACAAGGCATACACGCCCAAGTTGTACAGGGCCAAGGTGCTTTGGGATTCAACGATTGAGTTCCAGGAGGATTTGATCTTCAGATCGTTGATCCCGCTGATGCGCTCCGGAATCAGGCCCATTGCTGATTATCCCATCAAGCTGACGGCTGCCACAAGCACTCTGGACCTCGGGGTGGCCTACAAGTTGGAGACACCCTACAACATCGCTGCCATCGACGCTGTGTTCAATCACACCGATGACCCGAATCATTGGGTGGACATCTACTCTTCATGGAACCCTGCGAACAAGACGATCACACTGACTGGTTCTGTGGACGCTGGGAAAACTGTGTGGGTCAGGTTCCAATACGAGCCCGAGGTTGCAGTCACCACATCCCAATCGTACACTGAGATCAAAAAAGTCCCATGCATTCTGCTCCAAGATTTTGTTCTCAACGGAACGGAGCGCGGGTGCCAAGATTCAGTGATTGATCCAACGAGCGGAATTGGTGTCACGCTGCCTCCGCCTGTTCAGGGCAACTTTGACTTCACTGCTATTTTGGTGACTGACAAAGCGACAGACCAAGCCCGGATGGCGGATGAATTCAAGCGATTTTTCCTGAATAACCCGTTGCTGAAATCCACAGGTTTGGATGAGGAATTCAGACTGTGGATGGTCGGGGAGTATGAATCAAGCAACGCACCCAATGTGGCCGACCTCAACACGGGCAGGATTCGCTTCACCATAGCGGGAGCAGTATTCTACTTGCGTGACAGCAAGGCAGGATACGCTGTGAAAACGCTGAAAACGACTGGCGATTCAAACCTTGAACTTGGGAGGTAAATACAAATGGCACAGCGGAGATATGGACCAGTGCGCGGGGCTGGTGTGAGCGTCACGGAGCTGGAAGGTGACAAGCCCATCACGCCAGGTGCGCTTGGTTGGGTTGGCTATGCTGGCATGCTGGAGCGTGGGCCTGTTGGGGAGTTGATCCAGTGCTCTTCCAAGAGCGCCTTCATCAAGAAGTGCGGCGGATACATCCCCGAGTCCCAGGTGCCTGATGCCGCCATCGACTTCTATGATGGCGCCCTTGGCGCAGGCGGAATCTTCCTGGTGCGAGTCACCGATGGGGATGAGCTGCAGGCCCAGGCCACCCTGTACTGCCGCAAGATCATCAAGACGCCCATGGGCACCCTCAAGGCCAAGAACGGCGGCAGGTGGGGCGGCGCGGCGCAGAAGCGGACGGGCGATGTGTCTGCCTCGGGCGACATCACCAACGTCACCCTCACCACGGGCCTCACCCTCAAGAAGGATGAGCTGAAGGGCGGTTGGGTGGAGTTGGATGCCGTGTCCAACAAGCGGTATGAGGTGGTGAGCAACACCGTTGCCGGAGTCATCACCGTGGCGGCCGATGCCACCATGAAGGATGATTGGACGGCTGCGGCCGATCCCACCAATCTCCGGTTCTATCTGTACCTGGAGAACGGCGACAAGGCGCTGTCCTATGAGGTGCGGGACGGCGAGGACAAGCCCACCACGGAGTTTGGGTTGTACGTGTACGTCAACGGCGAGTTGGCGAACAAGTGGCCCAACCTGTCCACCAACCCGACTGATCCCAGGTACTGGGTGAACGTCATCAACAACGATGGCAACAACGATGAGGTGGAGGCTGTGGACCTCTGGACTGGCGCCCATGCGGCCGATGTTCGCCCGGCCAATGTGTGGGGCAAGATCGGAACGGTCACCGCCACCGTGCTGACGCCTGTCATCCACGAGTTCAGCGTGACGACCGGGGATGCCGATCCGACCGTGGCGCTGGGCACCACCACCGACAACCATGATGAGCAGATCATCACCATCACCATGACCGCGCCCACCTTGGGTGATGCTGTGTCGGACAAGTACGGTGCCCTGGGCGAGGTCACCGTGGGCACGCTGTTCGCTCCCAACAACAAGTGGACCCCTCCGTTTACCATCACCAACGGCACCACCGTGTTGGAGGCCGGGGATGTGATGAAGCTGGTGTACAAGCCACTCACCCCGGATTCTCTGATCGATGGCGTGGTGTACCCCGACAAGGCCAATTCGGCACGCACCTTCTATCGCATCGTGGACAACGACCACAAGACCATCACCGTGGCGGATGGTTCCGACATGACCAGCGTGGCGGCTGCCGATGATCAGTTCATGGTGGTTGCCCCGCTGGAGATGGCCGGAGGCCGGGATGGCCATGCCAGCATCTTGGACAGCGACTACAACAGCCAGGCCTGGGACACGTCCAACAGCCCGTTCAACCGCATCGCTGGCAAGAACATGGGGCTGATCAAGTTTGCCACCCCGGGTGTGACCTCCACCGCTGTCCAGAAGGCGGGCGCTGCCTATGCTGAGGGCAAAAACCACCAGTACAGGTACGAGGTGCCCGACAACAAGGTGACGGAGGCGGATGCGGACGCCTACATCAACGACACCCTGGGGCGCAATGACTTCGCTGTGGTGGCGTTCCCGTCCTATGGCTATGTGGCTGACCCCGAGGCCAGCACCACCGGCAAGCTCAAGCTGGTCACCCTCACCGGCCAGATCCACGGCCGGGAGGCGCGGATGGCTCAGGACAACCTGGGCTACCACATGGCCGAGGCAGGCATCACTGCCACCCTGCCTAAGGTGTTGAAGCTGCCGACCGGGGATGCCATCCTCAACGAGGAATACCTGAACCCGCTGGGCATCAACGTGGTGAAGAAAGTCAAGGGCAACTTCATCATCTGGGGTGATCGGACCCTGTGGGTGGACTCCAACTGGAAGTTCAAGCACCAGCGGGAGTTGATGAGCTACTATGAGCAC